TAAGACCGCTGTGCTACCATTACACTATAGAGGCGTTATTTGGTGCTTTATACAGGTAACACTCCTGTAAAATTTATTTTCCAACTATTTCTTTAGCAGCATCAATATGATCTTTAGTCATTGCAGTTAGTTTAGCATTACCAGCGGTTAGTTTAGCTGCATCAATATGAGATTTTAATTTTTCTGCCTTTTTGGGATTGGTCTGTACCAGTTGAGTATGTTGCTTTTCTAAATTAGAAATATCTTTGTTAATGTTTATACCACTATATCCACCTAAAGCAATTCCTCCAGCAACCATACCTGCCATAGTAAGTTTCTTTAAATTTTCATCCATAGGTTCGCTTTGACTTTGATCAGATAGTTCTTTTGTAAATTCTTTGAATGTTTTCATGGTTATATCTCTTAAATAAAAGTATTTATAAAAATATTCAATTATATAAGAAAAATTGGTGAGATTGCAGGGACTTGAACCCTGAACCTACTGGTTAAAAGCCAGTTGCTCTACCATTGAGCTACAATCTCTATATTTGGAGAGAAAAATTATTCAGATTTTCCACATCCCAACAGTAAAATTTTAATCTCTTGGTAAAGATACAATTTCTTTAACTAGAGTGACCAATTCATCTTCACTAGATACTATAATCTTAGAAGTTACCCAATCATCATTATCATCTCTACCATCAATATCAATCATGAATCCATTATCATACAGATTGATAGTAAAAGATTGACTGACTTTAGATAATTTATCTGAAACTTTCATAATATATTCCTTCAATAATTTATAGAATTGGAGAGTGGGTTACCAAAGATCCTCTAGGAGAGTCCCAGAGGAATTGGTCATTTAGAATATTATATATTTAACTCTTTCAAACTTGAATAATAGTATACATCAATTAATTGATTTTGTCAAGCCTTTACATCCATTTTCCTGTACCAGGATTTGCTTTAGCAGCAGAAGAGGATGTTACTGGTTGCTTTGGAGCAGTAGGAGTAGATGGTGCAGAAGATTTTATTCCCATCAATCTATCCAATTTAGCAGAAGCAGCGCTCATTCCAGTAGCTGCCTTTTCCGCACTAGATTGTGTAGAACTTAGTTTAGAACTTGCTGCTGAAAAATTTTGTGCTGTTTTACCAACTGGAGTTGCTCCAAATCTAGATTTTGTAAAATCTCTTTGAGATTTATTGATATCCGAAATTTTATTGGCAGTAGATGCTGCTTTATTAATATCAGAAAAATCTGGAGATTTAAATGGAGCAGATTTTGCCATTGGAGAAGGCATTGCCTTTTTCACTGGAGCAGCAGCAACCGCAGATTTAACTGGAGCAGTGGGTTTTGCTGTAGCAGGAAAAGAAACAGTACCACCACCAGTTTTTGTAGGGACTGAAGTTTTTGGACCAGAATCAGCAACCTTTCTGGAAACTTCTGGACTTTTAGCCTTTACAACCTCAGGGGCAGTTCCAATTCCAATTTTTTGTAATCCTCCAGCAATAGACTTACCAATTTTATCAGTAACTTTATCAACTGCTGAAATTTTATTTAATGCCTTGCCAACTTCATATCCGGTAGTTGCTGCAGAAACTGGAGCAACCGCTTTAGATGCTAATCTGCCAGCAGCACCAAGAGCAGCCTTACCAACATCTTTTAAGGTAGTTTTTGCTAGAGAACTTGCTGGGGATGGTAAAGACTTCATTACTCCAGAAGTTGAACCACTTCCGATAACCTTTTCTCCAGCAGGTTTGGCAATATTAGAAACACTTGTTGATGTAGGTTTAGCAACTGCTGTAGTTTTTGGAGCAGGAAGTGCTAATTCATTTAGTTCAGTTCTAAATTGTGAAAATGATTTTGACATTCTAATATCCCTAATTATAGTTAATTTTATAAGTATATTTATAAAAAAATTAAATTAGATACCTATCAACAACCCATTGAACAAGAATATACCAACTATAAGGAGGAAATAGTACCGATAATGTTGTAGTAAAAAATCCTTTGGATAGTGCGATACCAAATAACCAAGCAACAACAAAAATAAAGTTCACAGCAATCTGTCCGATAGAGTTCATTCCTGTAAAAATTCCATCAATTTAATTCCATTATTTGTTAATCTAATTACCGAATTATCTGGAAATATAAAATCTTCTTCTGGTAAAGATGAAATTGGTTTTCCATTATTTTCAAGAATAGTTGATAACGCCTCGCCATAAGAGAATGGTCTATTGGTTAAACTTTCATAAATGGTTCTGTTAATGTTCATACCCTTCGTATCCTTTTTGCATATAATACTTTTTATTTTTTCTTGATGGATCAAATTTCACATCGGTTTTTGGTTTCTTTGTAGATTTCTTTAATTCAAAATCAACATCTTTCTTTTTATTGAACGTTTTTTGACTCATGGCAGTAGGTTTGGGAATGTTTCCTTTACAAAATTATAGGTTAAAAATTTAGTTTGTAGATTTTTCTTCATCATATTTACAAACACATGGGCTTCTCTTGGTTCAAATGATTCTAACAATTGAATAAGAACTTGATTTCTCTTTTCTTCAGATAGTTTATCCGCAGTTACCTCTCCCTTTAAAAAGAGGTATGTTCTACGAATTTCGGATTCAATACCAGCATATCTTAATCCAGGAAATGTATCTGGTTCTTGATAATCCTTCGGAAAAGATTTAACATAAAATTGAAATTTTGGATCAAAAGTATATTTTAAAACTTGCAGGAAGTGTGGAGTTGCGTTTTCTCTTAGAATTGTTTGGCGATCCGCTTTATTATCAGCATTTTCAAATTCATCTAAAATTTCATAAACATTTTTTATCATATTAATTCTCTATTAAAAATCTTCAATACATTCAAGTAGATTGATCAATCTATTCTCTACAAAATATTTATAAAGTTTTTGTTTTGTAGAAGGTTTTGATTCATCATATTCTTTAATGATATTTTCTTTGATAGCGGTTGGAATATTATCAAAATTAATTAGAGTATCATTTCTAATATAATTTCTATATTCCTCTTCGGATAAACAATCCTTTGGACTATTTTCCAACCAGACATCCAACTTCTTTTTTGAAATTGGTGGTTGCCTTCTTCCAGCGACAAATACATCATCGGGAGAAAGAATTGATGGAATACCATCTCCTTTATCTCCTCTAATAATCTTTTCCTTTAAATCTTTAATTGGATGTTTTGACGTTACATAAATTCCAAGCATAGGATTATACTGCTTTACATTATCATATCTTTGAAGTTGCTTGAAATCAGCATCGGATGAAAGAATTAAAACTTTTTCTGAAGCACTCAATCTTGGAGCAAGGGTTCCAATAACATCATCTGCTTCAGCACCATCAACTTCAATGACTTTGTATGGGAAGTTTTCTTTTAAATCTTGTTTGATTTTATTAAGAACCTTAAAGATAAGATTCCAATCTAGGGGGGACTTTTCCCTAGCACTTTTTCTATGTGCTTTATAGTGGGGGTATATTTGCTTTCTCCAATAGTTTCTAGAATCACAACAAAGAATAACTTCGCCATATTCACGAAACTTTTTTACATTGGATCTGAGCGTATTTAGAGCAATATGTCTAATCAAATCTTCCTCAAGTTTTTGTCGGGCATTAACTTGAGCAAGAAGTCCTGAGAGCAAAACTTGATTCAAATCTACTAAGGTAGCCATAATATTTTTTATTTTAAATTAAATTGTACAATCACTTAACGACTTTTAATAATATAGTCTCAGAATTGATTCTTCCAGTAAGTTTATCTTCTTTAGTTTTAATTGAAGACATAATCTTTTTTAGATCAGTTTTTTTACCTTTTGATACCAAAGGTAATACTTCTAATGGTTTTCTCAATGTTTTAGACATAGAGGTTATATCGTTAAAGTTTTCTATAGTGGTTCCCTTTACAGAGAATCCAGATTCATCATTGGCATAATAAACACCAAGTTTCTTATATTTAGTATTATAAATCCAAAGTTGAGTTGCTGAAATAATTTCAGTCGGATTAACTGAAACGATTTTAGATTCAGTATCTTCTTTCTTATATTGAAGTTTAGCAACTTTCTTATCGGCACTAATTACTTTTTTCTTTTTTGTCTTTCTTGTAGTCTTAACATTTGATCCATAATTGGAACAATCTGCGATTATCCCGCCTACAAATTTTAAATATTCAGATAGTTCTTTTTTTGACCAATGTGAATATGATTCAACAAGTTGTTCATCTTCCTTTTGAATGGTACAATTTATTTCATCAAGCAAAGGAATATAGTGCTCCTTAATTTGAGACATATAAATTGGTTTGATCGTATTTGCCGTCAACCAATCATAGCATTTAAATGTTGATGTTCTATTCTTAATATAATCATCAACATGCCCATCAATTTCAGCAATATAGAGGGATGCCTGATCAAATACCCTATCTTGAATTGATTTTGTTTCTGTTTTTTGATCATCATCTGATACTAGAGATTTTGTTGATGAAACCTTTATGATTTCATCAATTCTAGAACCGATCCATTCAGACTTATCAATAGTGGATCCTCTTTGAATCATTCTACAAACAAAACCAAGATTTTTAAATAAATCTTCATGTGCAGAAGATAATCCATCAAAGATTTCTTTTGAAAATTTGTTAATTTTGACATATTCTAGAGTATATTTCTTAGAATCTTTCCAATCTTTTTGATTGGAATACCAAGATAATGCTCTAATTATTGGAAGTTCTTTTTTTGGATCTCCCCAGGTGGGTTCATCGCCAATAAAAATACTTTCTAGATTAACACTATTACGTTTCGCTTCCATCTTGTATTGTATCCAAAACTTTTTGATAAACAGATTTCATAAATTTTGTTGAGGTCTTTGTTTTCTTAACCACAACTCCATAAAAACCACAATTAATTATATTGTTTACATAAACACAGGGATCAGTTAAAACAGCAGTAAAATTGTCATGGTGGTATGCACATCCATCATCATCACACTTATATAACATTATATGATAAACATTTCCCAAATTACAAATTTCATATTTGGATTTTTTGGTATAATGAAATCCATTAATGTTAATTTCAAATTCAGATGAGGGTAGGAATGATATCCCATCAACTCCATCGGAAAAAATAGTTTTAATTGTTTCTTTCATTTCGCTCATTGTATATCAGTTCTTTCAGAAAGTAAAGCTTTAGTTAAAATATGAGATCTCCTAATTTTTACCATAATCCATGCGTTATAAAAGTTTTCCGGATAATATAAGACATCATATTCAAATTGATACTTTGCCTCATAATATGAAAGTTCACCTTTGTTTATACACAACTTTAAAATTTCTCGTTTAAAATTATCTTCACCATGAACTTTCACATCATTATTCAGTTCTTGATTTGAACCATAATAGGTTTTCCAATCTGATTCAACAAAGAATCTTTTTTTCTTACCTTTAACTTGTTTTGTTTTTTTGAATTGTAAAAGTTTTTTACCAATATATTGTCTTCCATTTAAATAATTGGTAATCAAATAAACAAA